CCGGGCGCCAGGAATTACGGGCACGTGTATAACCAGATGCGTCGTCATTATCTAGATACCGGAGTTGCCCAGGGACGTACGGATCTACTAGCTGAGTTTTCAGACATGGAGCCAGCGGAAGTGGACGAGGGTATTGCTGAGTTTGAACTCGCGATTGGTATACGAATGAGGGGAGTCGATCTTAATGGTTGTAAAGAAGCGTAAGCCGATTGATCCATTCTTTCAGCAGCAAAACTACTTCGTTGTTATGGATGAGACTGGAGCAATGGCAGGCATGGTGTATGTGCTTGATACAGCGATGATGCCGGTTAAGCATCGAGGAGGGAAACGCAATGATTCAGTTTACGGTTTACGGAGAACCAGTCGCCCAGGGCCGGCCTAAATTTAGTACTGTCGGTGGATTTCCGAGAGCCTATGATCCCGCCAAATCTCGGGATTATAAAGATTACGTCCGTTTGGCTGCCAGTGAGTATGCGCCGGCAGCACTGCTGGAGGGCGCCCTCGGGGTCGCAGTGACCGCTTATCGCTCGACTCCGAAGAGCTTTAGCAAGAAAAAGGCCGCTGCCGCAGAGCGTGGTGATATTCTCCCAGTGACTAAGCCGGATGCAGACAACTATCTGAAAGGTGTTAAGGATGCGCTGAAGGGCATCATCTGGAAGGATGATAGCCAGGTAGTGGACGCATTCGTAAGGAAACGGTACAGCGCACGACCACGCATTGAAGTGAAGATTAAGCAACTCCAATAAAAAATGAGGGGAATGGTTCGAATGATGAAGGATCACGCAAAATTTACAGGAGAAATTGCTAAGGGCATTAAAATTGGAGAGTCCAGTGTTGAGGTGAAACTACTAATTCCACTGAAGGCAGCACTTCCGCACTTGCTCTTCTTAAGTAGTAATCAAGGGGAAGAAGTTAACGTATTCCTTGGTGACCCACAGGCTGCCTTTGATTTCAGCGATGAATATGAGGTTTATCGTGAGGTTACTGGCCGCCGTGTCACAGCAGATGCTTCTGGTGTCGTTATGAGCACAGAGAAGCTTGGTGAAGAAGATCCCAATCAAGGTAATCTCTTTGAGCAGCAAGAAGGCGCATCGAACGGCGAGCAGAAGGATGGAAATTTTGAAATTGCTGATCCGGATGCAGAAGAAGACACTAATGACGTTCAATCATCTGAAGAAGAAATTAATCATGGCGGTTCTGATGAACAGTCAGAGGGCACAGACATCGAACCGGATTGGATAAATGATGAAGCTGGAACTGACGACCAAGATAACGAGGGTGATCCTGATGAATCAGGAGAACAAGAAAAAGTCGAGAACGGCGAAAGCTCTGATCTACGTGAAGCTTCTGCAGATGAGACAAGTAAGGAAGAACTGGACGCCTTTATCCTTGCTGAACGCCCAATCTTTCCAGAAGTCGAATATGAAGGACAGACTATTGAGTTCCCAGTTCTTCTGGAGAAACGCATCAAGGAAGATAAGACTTGGCGCGAAATCGCCAATGAAAATGGCATGACGAGTGGTCAATTGTCGAGCAGATGGACGGCGTATCGCAAGCTGGCAGCAATAAAAATGAAGGGTGGCGGAGGAGCAGCGTAAGCTGCTTTTCTCTTACCTAGGGAGGTGTCGCTTTGATCTTTGCGGTTTATGCACTCGCAATTGATAAATATATCGAAGTTGTGTGGGAAACGGCAGTGCGGAAATATCGGATTTCAGAGCTACGGACACTGATCGACCAAGCACTGGATGGGCGAAATGAAGAGAGCTTTTATCGGTATTCGACGGAGTTAAAAAGATTAAGGAAGGGGGAGTGAAGAAATGAAAAACCTAATACAGGTTGAGCTAGAGAAGCTTGAACCTCGGATTAAGTGGGTTACAAATATGATCAATGAAGCTGAAAATGAGGGGGTTTACAACGAGGGAGATCCTCAAGAAATGTATCTTCGGGGTATGTTTTATCAGATTAGCAGTAAATTGGACGAGGTTAGGCGGTATATACGCCAAGTGACGGCGCCTGTGATTGAAGAAGGTATACTTCACAAAGGGAAAGATGGCAGGTACGCAGCTGGAAATCATGCTTATTACACGTCGGGTGCTTCTATCGAATACTTGTTCAAAAATTCCAGAGGAGAGAGTCGCTGGGTGTACTCTCATGTAGAGCACAATGGCAATGATTATTACATCGTTAGCACCCCAGATCGTTCCATGGAAGGATTGAAAGTTCGAGTTAAGAAGCTCCCTCTCTGGGATTAGGAAACAGCCCCAAACTGGCGCGGTGCGACTTTGAAGAAACTATAGAGGGTTCTCTGAGATAGCGGTACGCATCCGGTTCACTGGCAGGAGGCCGAAGCTGAGTTGCTACGCCGTCGACACAAACTGCTCACTAGCGAATTCCAAAAGAGCTCGTTTTAAGGGTTCAAATTTAAAAACCAACAGCTGTCTAAAACTGAGAAATAAATCCTAGACTGCCGTTGGTTTATTGATCTAAACGTTTCACTTTAGGTTAATGCATGACTATATATTGTGATGGTCATTGTGAAGAAGATCCCTATATTCATCCTTTGTTAAACCGTACAAGATGGAATCGTGATATCTTCCATTTATGTAAAACACTTGACGTCGGACTCCTTCTTGAACGCATCCTACTTTTGTAAGCATAGCAGCAGATGCCTTATTTCCTTCAAGAACATAATCATTAAATTTATTAAGTCTACGCTCGAAGAATGCATATTTTAAGAGCATGTGCACTGCCCTGGTACCATACCCCTTACCTCGATAGGGATGATCAATTACAATGCCTATGCTGAATGTGCCATTCCTCTCGTCAATGCTGTTTAAATTAATACCACCTACAGCTTCACCGTTCAAATTTTCAATTGTAAACATGATTCGACCATTAGTGGAGGAAAATTCAACGTTTTCTTCTACGAATTTCTTCGCACCTGAGATTGTAGGTGGTAATTCAATAGAACATTCTAGAAAACGTCGAGCAGGGGTATCGAATTCACTTAGATATGAACTCTCCCAATCTTCAGCCTGTATTGAGCGCAATCTAATTTCATCATCTTGCCAATAATAATTTATATAATCTATATTTCGCATAAGCACACCTCCAAGTGATATCAGGACTCTATAAGTTTATATTAAGAAATATATATTTTGGGGGTACTTTTTGATTATAAGCAAACTCTCCATGATGACATTACTTAGATGACGTAGGTTCTTAGATTATTGTTCAATTATTCAGGAAGCTTAATGCCCTCGAATGTCTAATACTTTTTTCCTTTTGACAGAAATGGTTCCGTTAGATGTTGCACAGTTCGAAGAAACACCACAATACCAATCTATTAAGGGGTGAGAGGATATGGACCGGGCGCAGATAGTTTACGAAATCGCGTGGAACTCATGAGAGAGTTTGGCAGTACATTTTCGCGGATGATGGATACTGCAACCGTGAATGTCCGAAAGGTGGACTGCTGCAGCTGCGAGGCAAAGAGTTGGAAAGGGGAGGACGCGGTGAAGCAAATCATCTATGTGGCCGGAATGAACCGGAAACATCTAGCCGAACAAGCAAGCAGTGTCCCTTTTTGGCTCCTAAGCGCAACACTTCTACGGAAGTATCCGCCTAGGCTTGACCAGTCTAAAAGGGCTGAAGCATTCTTGAACACTGATGAAGGTCGTAAATGGTTTATGGAAAATAGAATTCTTTAGTCGGGAATTTTTATAAGGAGAGAGAAGCAGCATGATAGATCGATTTGAAACGGTGGAGGAGGTGCAGTCATAGCTAGTAGGCCATTAACGAATCGGCAGAAAGAGACACTTGAACTTATAAAGGGATTCATTGGTCTGAAGGGCTATGCACCTTCAGTTACTGAGGTAGCGGATCTTCTGAAGATAAAGTCACGCTCTACGGCGCATTCATTAGTAAAGCAATTAGTAGACAAAGGTTACTTAGTGAAGACTGATTATGAAGTTCGGACGTTACGAGTGGTTGGGCAGAAGGAGAGCGACCCATTACAGTCACTAGAAGCCTTGCGTGAGCAAAATTGGAGGTTACTGCTTGAGAATGTGGAGTTACGGAAGAAGCTTAAGCAGCTTGAAAAATACTAAGCTATACAAAAACCCCCATATCCTTGGACGGCGCGGGGGCTCAATCTAATACCTTCATTCGAATTATACCACGAGTGAGGGGATTATCATGGGGAAAAGCGACAAATTAGCAATCCAACTGGCTTTTGACATCCTCCCGATCGACGAAAAGGAAACCCGCCGTCGGGTCGAAGAATATTTGGAGACAGTCCGCGTATATCGACAGATCGGCTTTGTTCGACGCCAAGCGGCGCTCACGGCCAGCCCGGAGCCACGGTATCATGGATCGACTAATGCGATCAGCCGGACTACGGAAAATATAGCAGTATGGAATACTGATCGAGCAACAGAACTGGAGCGGCAGTCGAAGTTGTTGGATCTGGCAATGGGGCGACTTAAGAAGGCTGAGCGGGAGATCATACAGCTGCGTTATCTGGAGTATGAGAATGAGTATGATTCTATTCTGTGCGGGGAGCTTGGAATGAGCGAGCGGAAGTATCGGCGGGTAAAGTCGAGGGCGATTTATGTGTTGGCGTGTGCATTAGGTCTGGAGGTATTAATTGAAAAAAATAGCAGCGACTAAACGACTACTAATTAGTAGTCGTTTTTAATTTGTTTTAAAAGGGAAAAGTCGAACTATAGCGAATAATACTTGGAATGACAACTATAAAAAGGGTGGATACTAGTGAAATATGGTAAGGGACTTAATAGAGAAATTTTTGAGGCCGTGAAGATCGGTAAGATACCTAAGAAATTCAATAGAAATGATGTAAGGACCTTTACGGAAGAACGAGGTTGGGATGTTCCCAATACATATATAAATGCTTGTCTTTCAAACGCAAGCTCAGAAAGTCATAGTATGACTTTTGGAAAATATTTTAAGTCGCTAGGAAATGGGTTTTATAAAATAAATGATCAAAACCAAACTCAATTAATAACTGGAAACTATGGGATTGGAAAATCTCATTTTTTCAAAACTATACTCAATAATGATCTTGAGTACATACTTAAAAATTCAATAGCTTCCGGAAATAGTACTCTCATACCTTCTTCTATTATCATTGGAATTAATAATAAAGAAGATCTTAAGTTAGGGGCTACAATAAATAATACGGAATTATCAAAAGTATTTAAATGTTCCTCACAAGGAGGAATGAGAAGATCTCATAAAACCAATTCTCTAATTCTAATATCTGATCATACAAAGGGCACCTATGATGATCATTGGAATGGAAGTATTCTTTACTATACAGGTATGGGGCTAATTGGGGATCAAGATATTAACTTTATGCAAAATAAGACTCTGAATGTATCAAGGGATAATAATGTTGAATTGCATCTTTTTGAAGTTTACATAGAAAAACAATACATATACAGAGGTCAAGTAAAATTAATCGGAGATCCATTTCAAGATTATCAGTATGACCAGGAAGATAATTATAGAAGGGTATGGATATTCCCTCTTTCTTTATTGGACAATACTTTATTTAAATATGATGAAGGAATCATTGAAAAAAATCAATTAGAGAAAGAAAAGAGAGCTAGGAAATTTACTGATGAGCAATTATGGTTAAGAGCAAAGAAAAATAAGTCAAAAAACAGAACTGTCATCAGTGAATCAAAAACTTACTTTAGAGATCCGATGATTTCAGAATTAGCTAAACGTCTTGCCGATGGGGTTTGTCAGTTATGTGAGGAAAATGGACCCTTTAAAGATAAGACAGGAAGATATTTTTTAGAAACCCATCATATTGAGTGGTTGGCTAACGGAGGGGAGGATTCAATTGACAATACAATTGCCCTCTGTCCGAACTGTCATAGGAAAATGCATGTCATAAATGAAAAGGAGGATATACAAAAACTGAAAAGAATAGCAGGAGAGAACAATAAAAAAGGATTAGTGTGAAAGGATTGAGTTATTATCATAAATTTAGCGAGTATAAGAATTCAAAATTATAAAAGCATTAAAGACTCTGGGATAATTAATGTTGATTCGAAATTCACGGTTCTTGCTGGAAGAAATAATGCTGGTAAAACAGCTTTTATCGAATTATTAAGCAGAGTTTTTAAATACAGTCCTTACCATGAAATCGATGATAATCTTTTAACTGATATTTTTAGTCTAGAATTACATTTATACTTGGAAAACGAAAATTCGAGTGTTCATAAGATATTTAAAGAACAGATTTCATCCAGCATATTAATAAAAATCAACAAAATGAATCGAAGAATAGTTTATAGTGTACAAGATTTGATAATGGGCCATATCTGTACTCCACAAGAAGATCAAAATCGTCTGATTTATATAATTGAAAATTGTTTGAATGATGGAACTGTAGCTCATGTTGACAATACTTCCAATGATTATTATTCTAAGTTTTATCGTGAACTTTCAGAATGTTTTTTGTTCATTAGTGGTCAAAGGAGCATTCAAAGAAAAGAACAAATAAATGGAAATCAATACTTAGATTCTGAAGTTGGACACTTTAATAACTTTATATTTTATTTACATAATAATAATGAACTCATTTATGATGAAATTCAGAAAAGTTTTTCTAAAATATTTCCTGATGTAGAATTGATAGCCACTCCTATAATAGAAGGAACGAATATAGTTGTTTCACTTAAATTTGAGGGGATGGAAACATTAATTCCTTTAAGCGAATGCGGAAGTGGATTTTCACAAATAATGATTTTACTGGCAGTTTTACATTCCCAAAAAAACCGAATAGTACTTTATGATGAACCTCAAACATTTCTACATCCCTCAGCTGAGAAAGCCATGTATGATCTAGCATCAATTCACGATTCTCATCAATTTATTTTTACAACACATTCATCGATTTTAATAAACTATCCGATTGAGAAAAATCTATTTCTTGTCAAAAAAGAAAATGGGTATTCAACATACAAGACATTAAACGAGTATAAAGAAGTACTTAATGAAATAGGTTTACATAATAGTGATTTTTCATTTGCCGATAAGCTTATTTTTGTTGAAGGAGAGACTGAAGAGTGTATTTTACCAAAATTATTAAAAACATTTGGTATGGAACAAATAGGATATAATTATATTATTTTAAATATGAAAGGTACCGGTAAGGAGTTCTCGAATCGAGGGGCGATGAATAACAATGCCGCTAAGCTAAAAATGATTTTGTCAGGATTATCTGCTACAACTCCAATCCCTTATTTGATAGTCATAGATAGAGATGAAAGAAACGAAGATCAGATTAGAGGTCTTCATGAAGCTTATGGAGATCATATTAGTATTTTAACAAGACGTGAAATTGAAAATTACTTCTTAGATTGTTATGAAGAGATTAGCCATGCAATAAACAAGATCAAGCCAGAACAGAAAATTACTAAAGAGATAGTAGAAAATGATATAAAAAGTATAATAAATGATACTTCAGACAGAACTCTATATCCGAAAATAAAAGAGATATTAATAAGAGATGTAAAAGGCAGTAAGGTCATGGAGTATCTGTTTAAAAAATATGAATTGCAATATTCCAAGGTTTATCATGGAGGAATCATAAGTTCACTCATCTTAGAACATTCTCCAACGAAAATGAAAGAGGTAGCTGATCTAATTTCTCCATTCTTATCAAATTGATAAATGACCGTTTTCTGACCGACTTTTGACCGCTCAATGACCGTTCATTAGCCTTTGAGCATGATATATTTGTACTGTGGAAATCAGGCGAGAGTGACACGCACGGCCGCATCTGCGGCTTAACCGGGGCGTACCTCCTCTCGCTTTTTTCTATGATAAATAGATAAAACAGTCAAGAGATTTGATTAAGTGGGGTCATTCTTGTGTTTCTCTAGATATTTCCAGAACATCACTTTCACTTTTATAGCTTGATCTTCATCAGGTACCTTCATCTCATTAAGTCTACCGAAAAATTGAAGTAGATTAAAAGTATTGTTAGAAGATATTTCTGTATATTTACTAGAAAATTTATCGAATTCACGTTTACCGATAATTTCTATGATTTCTCTTTGGACTCTGTAAGCAAAGACATCATCAATTTTTGTCTTATGTGCAAGTTTGATTACCCTAATAACCCAATCAAGATGATTACGAATATCTTTAACGTCGTTGAGATTTCTGATAATTGGTTCTATTGTCTTGCCTCGATGAACAATTGTAATTGGTTTATCCATGATCAATGTTGCAGAGGTTCCATCAACGTTAACTAAGTCAAACGTTGGATGGAATCCGACAGTTTTTGATTTATCCTCACCATTGACCAGGGTAAATCCATAAGAAAGTTGCCCTATTCCATCAAGCTTTATTTCTTCGTCTGAAACAAACTCTAGTTTCATACTAGAGTGACTTACCCTAGGCATGGCCAAGTGAAATTTTGTATCCAGTTGCTCTAGTGCCCAGAGGGCGATATAAAACAGAACATGATTATCAATGGGTCTATAAGAAGGTGTAGCAAAGCAACGAGCGATTTTTCTTCCATCTTCGACAACAGTGCGAATTAAAAGAGGATCATTTGGATTTGAATTTTTAAACCAGTAGTTAAAGTTATGCAATAACAAATCCAAGTTTTCTTCAGGATTATCCAGTAAAAATTTTGCATATTGGTTCATCTTGATGGGGGTGAATAAATGACCTACTGCTTCTGAGGTAGTAATGAATGTATCATTAACACCATCTAAACCAATAATGAGTTGTGTGTTTTTATTTTCATCCGTCTCAGCACCAATAATGGAAACATCAGCGTTTTTTTTGTGGAAATCTTCTTTTGTCCATGTAGAATGGGGAATTAATAAATCAAAAATGTTTCTAATACCAGTCGTATTTAAATACTCATCACTTCTAGAATACACTTCACCAGAAAAATTTTCGAAAATTGCTTGTTCGAACTCTTGACCGTTTTCAAGTAATTGAATAAGCTCATTTTTTTTTATTTGAGAATCTTTTGACATAAGTACCTCCTTAGAAAGGACGTTTTATTATGATAAAACAAGGTGACATTTTAGAAATGAGGGATGGAAGAGCTTATGAAGTTCTTTCTGGTTATACTGATTCCTTAGTCAAGGGTGATCTACTTATTATCGAGGTTGATTTGGACAATAATAGGATTGGGCAGCTGATTGACTTTAAAATCGATGCATCAACTCCAATTATGGATATAATTAGATGAAATACCCTATGAACCCCTCCTTTCTTCCTAAGACTTTCGACATATATGGAGGAAAATCCTCCCTAATTAGCGAATATTGACTATACGAACATAATAGCGGAGGGTTATAGATGGCAAGAAGAAAGAGTAAGGTGAAACAGGAAGAAGAATTTATAAACAGTTTAATGGTACTTTCGTTATTCGGATCACTCGTCATATCGTATACATTTACTAAATCGGTTCAAGTATCAATTATTATATGTATCCTAGTTGTGGCAGTCGTTATTGCGGTATTGATATCGCGGAAATTGATTTATGAAAAAAGATTGAGAAGGTCTGGTATTGCTGAGATCGATAAAATGGAGGGTGTTCAGTTTGAACAATTCCTCGGTCACCTATTCCGATCTCAAGGTTACAAAGCTGAAGTTACACAAGCAGCAGGTGATTACGGTGCTGATCTGGTCTTATCCAAAGACGGTAAGCGAACTGTTGTGCAGGCTAAGCGGTATAGTAAGAATGTTGGACTGAAGGCAGTACAAGAGGTTCGTGGAGCAGTTTCGCATTATGGCGCTTCAGCTGCTTGGGTTGTAACGAACAGAGATTATACTGAGCAGGCTTACAAGCTAGCAAAGTCAAATAATGTGCGTCTCATCGGTCGCGAAGAGCTTATTGAAATGCTTCTCCAAATGAAAGAGAAGATGACAGCTGCTAAAAAAGCCAAACATTCTCGGACAAGCGCTTAAGCTTTATATTCATCATTAGTGCTTTCGACTCTTATTCCAATAGCTTTGTTAAATGGTCTTGTCCTCGTCAGGCATTCAAAATCTGTTTTAGAATCGTAGAAATAGTATGTGCTTATTTTTTCGTTGATCACGGAATCCCACATTATGAAGGAGTCTATGATAGGAAGCTCGCACATATTCCGAAGTCGCTCATTTTTGGGTGGCTTTTTTATTGGGGGGGGATTCTTGAAAAATGAGGTGCTTAAAAGATCCGCTTAAAAGATCCGCCTCAGCAGCCGACTAAGTGTAAGGGCTGTCTATGGGGCCGGTGGGAAGGAACAGCACAGTTTTGTTCCAGGGTAAAATGCCGGAAGGTAAAATCTTCCTAGATGTCGAATTGTGATGTCGAAGGGAGGTGAGGGATTAATGTTAGAAAGATTGATATCTGAGGGAGCAGAATTTGAAGGAAAAGCTGTGGAGGTTAATTACGGGACGCAGAAGCATATTAGTGGTCTAGAGTTTGAAACTTGGATCGCAAGTGCTATTTTCTATTTAGAGCAGCATCATTTGAAATCATCGCTTGCTCAAAAAGTAATTCAAATCAACAAGGATACAAATTATAATAGTTATGAGAAATATCTCGTTCTCTTAGCTACTTTGAAGGCAGCAGCAGATATTGAGAAAAATCAAGCAGATTCATTTGATTATACAAGTCTCAATAATTAGTATGAGAGGCACCTTCGGGTGCTTTTTTCATGCCTATTAATGACCTTCTGTGAGACGATTTCAGCGTTAGTACTGGAGGACGTCCAGTTGTGAGGATGAAGTTGGAGAATGGCAGGACGGAACAAAGCATAAGGTGTGTTGATGCGTTTGAGCCTGACCCTACAGCAAAACCGACATAACTCTATGATGGCATCAAAGTAATAGAGGATAAAACCTATATTTGGCGAATATTGTAATCATTATAGAAGGGAGGAATTCATTATAGTAACCTTTTTGGAGTTTAAGAGAGACCTTAGCAAACCGGAGAATCGAGAGTATTGGGAACTCATCCAAACCATTGATCCAATTATTCCTGCAGACAGTGTGAAAGCTTATTATCCGTTGAATCTTTATTCCAGAAAACAAGATTTGAAACTGTTCTTATTCACTGAAAAAGACATCTGGATTATCGAACAATTGGGCTGGTCGTTAAAAATCATTCTTCACAAAAACTTTCAAGTGGAAACAGTGAACAGAGATTTCCATACTAGAAATCGTTTCGAAGGAAGCGAACTCAGTATTTCACTTCGGGGTGGAGAAATATTGAAGTTCAACAGTAAAACCGATGGTCCGAACGAAGACTGGACCGACACCTATTCAGAATACATTAATAACATTTTCAACTTTATTGTCAAAGCACCTTAACCGGTGCTTTTTCTTTTGCGTTAAATTTCATTCCGGGGGTGGTGATAATGTAATGGCAAGAGCGCGAGATCCGAACCGTGACCAAGCAAACCAGATATGGCTTAATCACGGCGGTAATATAACCAATCGACATATCGCCGAACAATTAGGCATCGATGAGAAGAAGGTCGCGGTGTGGAAGCAACGTGATAAATGGAATGTTGTACAACAATCTACTGAAACTGTTGTACAACAAAAGCGCGGAGCTCCCAAAGGGAACAAAAACGCAGTCGGTAATCGAGGCGGTGCTCCTCCGGGCAATCAAAACGCGAAGAGAAACAGCGGTGGTGCCGGTGGGCCATTTGGAAACAAGAAGGCAGTCACCACAGGCGAGCATGAAACCATTTGGTTGGATGCGTTAACCGAAACCGAGCAGCAGCTCATCGATCAGGTGGACACTGACCCGATCATCCAGGCGAATGAATCCCTTTATCTTCTAACGATCCGTGAGCGCCGCATGATGCACCGGATCAAATCCCTGATGGATGGGTTATCCGAGACCGAGCGCAGCGTGCTCTACGAGATGAAGGCCATCAGGGAAGTCGCGGAGATCCATGATGAGAAGACCGGCATTACGAAGAAGATTCCACATAGCCGCAATGAAATGATAGAATCGAAGATCGAAGAGAAAGGCTTTCGAAAGCTGGATGATATCTTGAAGTTGGAAGAAGCCATGACCCGCATTCAGGATAAGAAGATCCGTGCTATCGAGCTCAAGAACCGGCTGACCGACGACGAAAAACGTATCCGCATCGAAACCATGGAGTATGAGTTACAGATGCTTCGTGGCGGGGGGAAGGAAGACTTCGAAGACGATGGCTTTATGGATGCGCTGAAGGGTAGGGCGGCGGAGGTGTGGAACGATGGCGAAGCTTAAACTCAAGCCGCCGGCGTTCAAATGGGCTCCATTCTCCAATAAGCAGCTAAAAGTTCTGACTTGGTGGATGCCAGAGAGCCCGCACCACGATAAGGATGCAATCATCTGTGATGGTTCCGTCCGTGCCGGCAAGACGGTATGTATGTCATTCTCCTTTATCGCCTGGGGGATGGATACCTTCCGAGGAGAACAGTTCGGCATGTCAGGGAAGACCATTGGTGCGTTACGACGTAACGTGGTCGGTCCGCTGAAACGCATGCTGGCCAGCCGTGGGTATCATGTTCATGACAATCGATCTGAAAATGTTTTGACTGTGACCCGGGGCTTAATTAGCAACCGGTTCTTTTTATTTGGTGGACGAGATGAAAGCTCACAGGATTTAATCGCCGGGATCACGCTAGCCGGGATGTTCTTCGATGAAGTGGCACTCATGCCGAAGTCTTTTGTTGACCAAGCTACTGCTCGTTGTTCCGTAGATGGCGCCAAGCTCTGGTTCAACTGCAACCCTGCAGGACCTTATCATTGGTTCAAAAAAGAATGGCTGGACCAGCTGCAGAAGAAGCACGCACTACACCTACACTTCACAATGGAGGACAACCTGTCTCTCTCCGAGCGGGTGCGTGAGCGGTATCGGCGTATGTACAGCGGGATATTCTATCAGCGGTACATCCTGGGGCTTTGGGTTATGGCGGAGGGAGTGATTTTCTCTAAGTTTAATGATGCGATTCACAAAAAGTTGCGGGACTGGTTTCCGGACAAGTTTGACCGTAAGTTTATTTGTATCGACTATGGGGCTAATAACCCGACGGCATTCTTGAAATACGGAGTTCGAGGGAACGTCTATTATGAGCTGGATGAGTATTATCACAACATCCGGCATAAGGGAGAGAAAACAAATGGTGAATATGCGGATGACCTGGAAGCCTTTCTTGATGGTGATGAGTATTCAATCTTCATCGACCCATCAGCAAAAGCTTTTATTATTGAACTGAAGAAGCGGGGGATCAACAATATCCGTGCTGCGGTAAATACTGTACTGGATGGGATTCAGACGGTATCTAACCGATTTCAGAATAATGAACTTTATATCTGTGCCGATAACACCAATTCCCTTCAGGAGTTGGTGTCTTACGTTTGGGATGAAAAAGCCGCCGAGCGCGGCGAAGACAAGCCCATTAAGCAAAACGACCATACCTGTGATGCACGCCGATACGGTATTCATACGGATTATCTGCTGCAGCGTGTGAAGCAGCGTAAAAAAGAGAGAGAGGAGCGATCAGATCATGATGTGGGGTGGGTGTAAGGCATGAGTGGAGAGGCACAGTGGTTCCAAATATCCAAAGCTGAGGATAGGCATATTCCCTCGAGCGCACAGTTACCGGATAGCTTTGAAAACCTATACGATCAGCACGGGCTGCTTCCGTTTCCAACAGGCAATGACCCTGCCTCCTGCAAACTGTTGGTTAAGAACAGTAACATCATTCCTCAGTGCATCGAGGCCTATAAGCGAAACATTGCAGGATATGGTATTGCTTTGGAGTACCTCCCCGGTGAGAGCGATGAGACTGCTAAGGAGGAGTGGGACAAGGCTGACAAGTTTCTTGAGACCTGTAACCTAGAGGATACCCCAGATGAAATTATCAGCTCATTAATTGAGGACATAGAGAGCAGCGGAAATGCAAATATGGAGGTTGCTTGGCCTGTCGGCAGTGAGTTTCCAACGCTTTACCGCATGAATCCTAAATATGTACGTTGTACCCGGGAGACGGATAAGGTGACGATCAAGCGTAAGCGACTGATCCGCTCAACAAAGAAGATCGAGGAATTCTCCCAAGATATCTATGCCCGGAAGTATGCCATGAAGCGAGGGCAGTCCGTGGTGTGGTTCCGTCCATTTGGAACCGAGGGTCAAGGCAATCAAATCATTTCCTTAAAACTTGGTAATGATGGTCCTTATGGTGAGCCGCGCTGGTTTGGGAATGCACCTGGAGTGGTTGGTAGTCGTGAGGCGGAGGAACTCAACGTTTCTTATTTCAGTAACGGCCGAATGCTTTCCATGCTGCTAACGGTGACTAATGGTCGGCTGACTAAGCAATCGATGGAACTTTTGCGAAATGTAAAGGGTTCACAATCCCAGGGCGGCATACTCTACTTGGAAGCCATTGGTGAAGAGACTGGTGGACCACTAGATGAGAAGGTCGAAAAGGTGTCTATTAAACTGGACAAACTGAATGATCTATTGCAGCAGGATGCCTTGTTTCTAGAATACGGGAAGGACAAGAAAACAGACATCCTTTCCTCATTCCGGTTACCACCTATACTGGTTGGCCAGAGCTCTGATTATAACCGTGCTACGGCGCAAGCGGCTCTGAGATTTGCAGAGGAACAGGTCTTCGAACCTTACCGCAAATGGATTATGGACGAGATCTTTAATAAACGCTTATTCCCGGCCATGGGCATCTTCCGTGTACGGGCAACTTTGCGTGGACCGCGTATTATTGATCCGGAAGACCGCAAGGCGCTGCTGGACTTTATCGCAGACCGAGGCATTATGTTGATCAGAGATTTAATCCCGATCGCTGAAGAGGTACTTGATACAACGGTTGATGAGTCAAAATACACTGATGAATATTTGGATACACCGATTGCTCAACTGATTAATAGTCAGCCTGCATTAACTGTGCCAGAACCTAACTCTGATGTAGACAATCTGCAAGAGCAGGTATCCACCATTGCTAAGCGTCTGCTACGCCAGAGTCATGATGAGGTAGTCAGCCATGTGTAAGGAATGCTGGGAGCTTATCGCCAAAGCGGACGATACAGAGTTTCTGGATAGCTTGGAGCTGACCCATGCTGAGCATAAAGTGTTGGAAGAGTTGTACAAGAGGGGAGAAAACCGAATAGTTGGAATCCTTGAGCTGCAAGGGAAGGCATTGCATGATGCAATTCTGGAACTCAGCGAGGAGTTGCTGATTGATATCGGTGAGCTTGGAAAGGTTCTGCTGTCGGTTCAGAGTGGAGATCTCTTTACGGTCCAGTTCGAGCAAGCGGTGTATGATGCTTTCACTCCGCTGTACCATTTGGCTGGTGAGTCGGAACTAACGTCGCTGAACACCGACAAGATCTGGTCCAACAAGAACAAGGCGGCATCCCGGTTCGCAAATAAACTGAAGAAGCTTGTTCCGGATATGAACGGGACTAGCAAGGATGTTATGACCCGGGCATTTCAAAAAGCCATCAAAGAGGGGAAGACACCTTCTGAACGTGCGCTTTTAGTACGAGAGATAAGCGTGGCGGCCGCCAAAGGTGATGCTGGCCCATTCAACATGGAGCGGGCTATTACCGTTTCTCGAACCATGAGCACGGCAGCGGCCAATGGCGGTAAGCTTGAAGGCTGGAAGCAATCCGAGGTGGTTACCGGCAAGAAATGGCGTTCTTCTAAAGGTGACAGGACCCGAAAGACACATAAGAAGGCCAACGGACAGGTTCAACAATTGGATAAGCCTTTTGAAGTCGGTAAAAGCAAGCTGATGTTCCCCGGAGATCCATCTGGACGTGCCGAGGAAATTATCAAATGTCGATGCACGATGCAATCTGTAATGGAATGAAAAAGGAAATTTCCCAACTATTCTTCTTCTTTTAATTAATATGAATTACAAAAAAAGTGGAGGGGATTATTTTGAATGAGGAACAGAAGGCTGAGTAAATAGAGTAATAGACTGATGATGATCATTAAGCTAATGTGCAGGATAACGGAACAATTTCTTGTACACATAAAACAAATCCAACTGGGGAAATTATGGGTAGGTGATGATATGAATAGAAAATTTATGTCCATTCTAGTCCTTTCCATTGGGGCGATACTATCCATTCAGTCAGCAAGTGCTGCTCAACCACATGATGAATCGACTAAAGGAAAAGATGCAATTGAATGGATTGCTTTATGGGGATTTCCTCAAACAAGAGAAGAACAACTGGAACGTATGTTAACAACAGAGTTGCAAAGAAGGACACTTCTAGCCCTACAAGAAAAAGGGTACTTGAAGACAGGAAAAGAATACATTTACTGGTTCGACCCATTTCAAGTAACGGATATGAGAGAAGTCGAGGGTGGTTTTAAGGAATTAGATGTATTGGCAACGGTCCAAAGAGTTATAGAAAATAAAAGAGACAAGAAAGTCAAGATGTATACAATCACATTCAATCATAATTACGAATCAGGATTTATCGTGACTAAGATAAGTGAATTATAACGAGACACATAGTTTGAGCTAACGGGAAACTATAGCTCAATAACACCAGGACGAAGCTGCCGACATGAATCGGCAGCTTCGTTGTGCTAACGGGCAGTTTAACACCATTCCAAAAAAGGAATGGATTACTTTCCCACGAATATTTAATGTGAAATATCCAATCTATGGAGGAATGAAATGACTACGATGCTGTCTATTCGGAAATTTTAAAATTATATTTTGGGAGTTGTTTAGATGAGAATAATAAAAATGATTGACAACTACAATGAGATGTGTAACATGACAAAAATTCAGGGCAAATTTAACGCTTATAAGTGTTATACAGAAAAATATCCAGATTTATATGACGGTATTTTTAAGTATTTTTATATGACTGATATTAGCAATTTGCAATCAATG